AAGTTTGGAAGCGGACATACCACTGACATCATCTGCGTCGGGGTCACGCTTACCTGCACTCATGACTTTGAAAAACTCAATGCCCATATCGTCAACGTATTTGCGAACAAGTTTATCGAACTCATCCACGCGGTCACCACCAACGACCATGACGATTCTTTTCTTTCCTGCTTTTACCAAACCTTCAAGGGCGTCAAAAAGTGTTCGTACACCTTTATCGGTACTAACATTTGCACCCAAAAATGCTTTTTTCATAAATAATACTTTGTCTTTGAATTTCAGTGGATTTTTGTTTTTATCGAATGATTGTGTAGCATAGATGATATGCTCCGCACCGAATTGCTTTGCAATTCTTTTGACAGATTCGACAAGAAGTTGGTGTCCCGAAGTGGGGGGATTAAAACGACCGAACGTAATCACCACATCAACACGCTCATTGCGTGCTTCGGTCAGATTAGTTTTCTTTAATTGTGAAAACCGTATAGACATGCGTCTGGATCACCTCCTTTAATATTACGGGACACCAACCCTTGTCGGACAATCAATCAGCCTTTATTCCAAGGCAATTTGGTCTTTAACCATGTCCAGAGTGGCGTGCCGATTAAAGCACCACCAACAAATACAACGATTGTATAGAAAACAGTTCCGAGAGTTGAGTGAATTAATTCCATAACATTATCTCCTTTGTGATTGCGGGTTCTACTTATCCCAATTCTTGGCGGCGGTAAAGTTCTGCTTAGAGAATTCCAAGCGGTCAACCAATTTAACGGCCGCTCCAGTAGTATCTATGGCCACAAAACCTTCGGGTGCCGTGACTTTGAATCCATCGTTGGTTTTCACAAAGGTTCCAATACCCTTGAGAGTTTCCAACTTACGAACAATGTGAATTTTGATATTTGTGATTAAAGCATGAAGTTGAAACGCTTGGTCTAGTTTACCTGCGTTTCTACCGAGTAGGTCAACCATTTTGTTTTTGTCCTTCTCTTTTCTCTCCTTGGCTTTGTCTGACTTTAATTTGTCAATAGCAACTTGCATCTTATTTTCAAGATAACTAATAAACTCCCTTGCACTTAGTGTGGTCGTGCCCTTCCTTACATTTGCGTTTGTATAAATTTTGACATCCGCTACGATGGAAGGATTCTTCAAGGGACCATCCAATGCTCTCTTTGCTTTCTTAAGTAAAGAGTATGCCTGCTTTATCTTACCCTTCAAGTCTTGGGTTTCGGTAGCGGAGAATGTTGCACCGTTTGCGACGGTGTACTCCGCATCTTGGAACCATACTTTGTTTGTTTTCTTAAGGTATGAAATATCAGGACCAAATGATGCAGACAAATCTGCGATGGTTTCACCGCTATATGCTGTATGGAAAACAACACCAATTTCTGCGTTGGTCATTTGGTTTGCTAGAGCGGAACCTTCTGGAACCGCGTATACGATTGTATTTGGTTGAAACGTCTGCATTGATTCACCATCAATGTTCTGTTTCTTAATGTCACCTTTGGTGAACATGATGTCTCCCTGTAGAATACCTTTGATTCCAAGGAGAGATAGATTATTCAAAGCAGTTTTGAGTTTGACTGCCAACCCACCTGTATGATTTGCGTCTACGTCTGCGGTAGTATAATTAATCTTTGGGGTTTTGTTAAACAACGACTTGGATGCTACAAAGAATTTACCATTCTCTGGATTAATACCTGCGAATACGGCAGGCGCACCATCCCACTTAACTGTTACTTTTGATTTACCGGAGGTTTGACCTGCAAGCATATCGGTTACAGAGTCGAGAAATGCCAATGCTTGAAGTCCACCTGTGTAACCGTTATTGAAGAGTTCATCTTCAACGTGTTCCATGTGGACATTTTTCGCTTCCGTAATGTATTCATAATCGGTGTATGTAAGCATGGATTTCTCGTTTCATAATTATATATGAAAATTAATCAGTGTGGGAAGGAAATATTTACTTCCATTTGTGCTTCTAGACCAAAAACTTTAGCAAGAGAACCAACGCCCTTGCTCAATAAGACCGCAAAGAAGGACAATACACTGCGAGCGGCACGAATCAACCACTTCACACCATCCTTCAATGCCTTGACTGCTACACGCCCACCCGCTTTCACTCTGTCCATTAAACCTTCGCTCAACAACTCTTGTTCCATGAGGTTCAGTTCCTCATCGAACTCCTCCATTATCATCAGTGCTTCAGTCTTTTCTTCGGTGGTCAAATCATAAATCTCTGCTAGGTGCTTTGGTTCTAGGCGGAATGCACCACCCCTACCCGTGCCACGGTCAGCAACACGGTACTTGAACCCACCAGATTTATACGCATTCTTGATGTACTTGTGAATGTCCTCGTAGTGTGACGTTCCGTTAGTTACAGACCAAGCGAGAATGTGTGTAGGAATGAAGTCTGGATTTTTGAATCTTCCGCTACCGGTAATGAATTCTGTAAACAGTGCAAGTTGAACATCCTCACTAGTCAAAAAGTTATGCATGGTCTTAGACACTTCAACACCAAGTCCAGACTTATCGAACAGTTCTGAGAGTGCCGAGATTTCATCGTTTGTTGGTTTGTTTGGATTGAGTCCCATTACTTTACCGAACACTTGGTCAAACGCATTACCGTCACCAAACTTTGCCCGCAAGTCGTAGAAGTTTTGTTTACTCAACCCGTGCTTAACGGCATTCTTAATTTGCTTAATGAGTTTGCCTTTTGATTTGGAAAACTTTTTGTTCTCCAAAGCGGCAGTCATCACGGCAAACATCTCACCGCTTTGAGCAGAAGCAAACTGGGCCCCTTCTGCTTTCTTGACGGAGCAACGATTCTTGTCAACAAGAATATCGGTTTTCGGTTCACCAGATTTTACGCCATTGTCGATGTACACCTGTGTCAAGTTACCTTTGCTTGATGAACCACTTGCTTTCGAGGCACCTTTTGCTTTGTAGTAATTTTTGAAGAAGTGGTCAACGACACTCTTTGCCAACTCTCGCGCCGCAGGGGTGTCGTTCCCACCATCAACTTTTGGTTTGTTGTTTCTGGAATTGATTTCATTCACCATGTCTGTTTCGAATCTGGTTGGGTCAATTTTCCCACCAGTATCTTTACCCTTCGACGAATCGCTCTTCCAAGCACCAAACAACAAATGAATATCTGTCTGTGTTCCTTTAAACAGAATTACTTTGTTTCGTTGAATATCTTTAATCTTGAGTTTCTTTTCTAACTTCTCACCAAGTTCGATAATTTCATCATGTGGTGTTCTGTCGGAAACAACAATCATGGGCCCATATCCTTCGTGGTAACCCTTGAATGCTTCTGGTTCGTAGTCTTCAATCTTACTAGTGAACACAAGAGCGCCCCTGTTCGTACCACGACCAGTCTCTAAGAAACGCTTACCACCTTCGATGTAGTCGTCCTTGTGTTTGTAGATTTGTGCTTCGATTAGTTCTGTATATGATTTCATACGTCTTGTACCCTCTGGTCGTGGAAGATGTCCCACTGAATGTTGTCGTATAATTGAAATGCGATTTCGAATCCTGCATCCATATCGGATGGATAATGAAAACCTGCATCGACTCTTGCCTGGGCAACTTTGTAAGCGACACGAATCAAACCCTTTTCTTCTCGCTCATATTCTCTTGCCATCGCCAGTGCGGCAACCATCGCTTGACATGCATGACCACTTGGATACGCTGGTGTGTGTGCCGTCTTGCTGTCCTGAACTTCGATGTGCATACCCAAAACTTCGGCAAGTCTTGACGGTCTTGGTCGCAAGTACATGTGCTTGTAGTATCGTTCGAACTTCGCCGCTTGTTGCATCAGTGCTTGGTATGCTCGCTTGTTTAGTTGCATCATATTTTTCCAAGCATAGTCGAGAAACGGTTTCATGATGTCGTTGTCTGTATCTTGAATAAACTTCAATGCCTCTTCACTGTTGTTGATGGTTACATTACTTAGATAGTGTAACTCATTTATTGTGATGGGGTCATCGTTAGCGGGTGGTGGAGATATAGAGATATCTTCTGGTTTGAGATTACCGAACACAGGAGTTTCCATTGCAAGAATTTTTCTTGCTCGCTCTTGTGTTTTTAGGTCATCAATCGCAGATAGATTTCGTATCGAGTCGTCTCTATATTCCGTAAATGTTTTCATCGCTAGTCTAGGTCGCCCCTGCATAATTGTAGAACTTTCTGAATCTGTAAATCGCACTGTGCTTGCCTTTGCATTCCAGGCCAATAGATATAGTCTTTATCTTTGTTTTGCTTTAAGTTGAGAAGCAATGGAACAATTGCTTTTTCAATTTCATTCATTCTTGCAGACATCAACTCGTCGTATTGTTCTTTGACTTGAGTTGCACCGTCGCAGGTTGCGTTTAGTTCTAGAATCTGGTCGAGTTTACCTTTGATTGCCGCGATTTCATCTGGTGTGGTTTGGGCGGCATCCATGTTGAGGATATCACCCAATTCGTTTTCGTTCACGCTTGTGAAGCCAAAATCGAAATCTCCGTTTAGGTACTCTTGTGGAATTTCAAAGTTTTCGGAACCCATAGGTTTCTCCTTGTTTGTAGTGACTTAATATGTATAAACTAAGTCGCCCCCCGAAGGAGGCGACTATGTTGAGGAGAAAAAAGTGGGTTTAATTCCTCACCCTAGAGGAAGGAGTACAGTTGAAATCCACTGTCGAAAGTAGTCCACACTTGTGCATGAGTTCTCGTAAATTTTTCCTTGACGCATTGAAAAACTTGATATGATACCAATCTGTTTACCGTTTGCCAACAATGCTCCACCAGAATCACCAAACCAAACTGTTGATTGTGTGGGGAGCATTTGAATCTCCCAAGGTTCTTTGATTAGTCTACCATAGTACCAAAAAACGCCTGGGTTGCTGTGTCGTTTAAATCCTCTTCCGTACCCTACGGTTGTGAGGGACATTCCTTTGTGTACTTGGTCTTGTTCGCCTGCTAGTTCTACGGGCGTTACTTCTGAAGGTTCACACAAAAATACAATTGCGATGTCATATAGAATCCAATCTAATGGTTCCCAAGGTTTGTATTTTTCGTGTAGTACGATTCTATCAATCTGATGTCGAACTCCACCGATGTAGTAATAGTCCACATCATCACTGTCCACGACATGTCCTGCTGTTAGCACGACTGTGGGTCGGATAAGTGAACCACCACCAATGAGGGAATCGTCTGCTCTCCTGAAAGAACCTACGAATGGGTATGGGTCTTCCCCCAATATGTAAGTGAAATCAGAGAGAGGAATCTTCTTGGGTGTTTCAAGTGAAACATCCATTCGATTTGAATTCAGGCATCCACATAAGCATAATAAAGCACCTGCTAACGCTAGTGGGAGTATTCTTCTCATGTCATTAATATGTATGCGAAGTCCAGACTAAAGTCCAGTTTTTTTCTGAGATTTAGTCCACCTTTCCCAAAGTATTTCACCGTACTTGTCCATGGCAACCATTCGCATGATGCTCTGTTTGCAATCGGGTTTAATTGGTTTGTTCTTTGGGTACATACCACATTCTTTGGGTGTGAGATTTGCCTTCTTGCTGTTGCAACACGCACACGCAGTTGTGAGATTTGTCCATTGCCATCCACCACCCTTGCACCGTGGGTACACATGGTCGATTGTCAATTGCTTGGTTTCTGGTTTTATACCACAATATTGACATGTCCAATTATCACGATTAAAGATGTTCTTTCGCGTGGGTGTTTTCTCGTAGACATAGGGAACGTAGACATACTCGACCAGCACAATTACCGCCGGTAGATTATATTTTCCAGATGATGTAGAGATTTCGTAGGTCGGTTTGTAGGCGAATGGGCGTTTTGCTTTACCCTTGATTAGTAATTTGATTGCTTTTCTCCAATCAATTACTTGTAGTACTTCTTCGCTGGCGTTCAGTAATAGAACTTTTTTGTCCAAACCTTTCCTCCGTATTGAAGTTGCGATTCACTAATATGTATCAAATCGAAACACTGAATCTCTACAAAATATGTTAGTCATCTTGTTTGTGTAAAGTAAACCCCCGTAATCTGACAGAACCACGGGTCGTTTGGCCCGAATACATTTTCCTGCACACCATCGTTCATGTTGGAATCCCACATGAGTTCATCTGGACCATAGAACGACCAAGGCATTCCAGCGGCGGGTGCCGGGAATAGTGGTTGGGTTCTTTCCCAGTTCTCGAAACAGTCTTCAATCTTGACATTGACAAACTTCCACCCGTACTCATCGTTCCAAGTCCACGGTCCTTCTTCGTTCCGTGTACCGTCT